AGCCTCGGCGACAACGACGCGTACAACGGCGACGGGGGCGTGCGCCCGGCTTTGACCCTGAAATCTGACATCTTGGTATCTGTCGATGACCAGGAAGACCAGGCGGAGGAGCCGGAGGAGATGACCCCGGAGCAGCGCGAGATGGCACTCTATGAGAAGGCCGTTGCCAAGTGGGGCAAGAGAGCCCAGGCCCTCAAGGCGATTGAGGAGATGAGCGAGCTGTCCCAGGCCATCTTGAAGCTGATGTTCTGCGAGGACTACGGTATCGGGGATGAGCAGGCCATCCGCGACAACATCTCCATGGAGCGGGCCGACGTTGAGATCATGCTCAACCAGCTCCACGTCATCTTCGGGGACAACAGCGAGATGGAGTGCAAGAGACTAGACAACCTGGAAAGCCTTCTGGAGGGATAAGCCTATGTTAATTTCCGCGCAGATCATCACCATCCTGTTCACCTTCTGCGGATTCTGCTACACGTTCGGAGGTAAGACGCAGATGGACCGCAGCAACGGGTCCAGGGTCACGGCGGCCGGTTTGATTGCCCTGGCGATCTTGGCCGCCTGGGGAGCATGAGCGCCAAGGAGGAGGTCTTCACCATCCCTGCCCGCCGGTGCAAACGGTGTGGAGGATTGCTCACGAGCTCCCAGGGGCTCCGGGACGGGTACGGCCCCTGCTGCCTCCGAAAGATGAGGCAGGAGGAGGCCGACCGGAAGATGATGGAGAACCAATGCAGTCTGTTCGACATAGTTCCGAAAGCGGAACAAAGGGAGGAAAACTGACCATGAACCTACACAAAAGCAAAATCGAGTGGTGTACCCACACCTGGAACCCGGTGACCGGCTGCTTGCATGGCTGCACCTACTGTTACGCCCGGCGCTTTATCGACCGGTTCAAGCCGCAGCCCTGTGAGCGGCCGGAGCCGGAGCCTATGGAGTATCTTCCCAAGGGGTCCGGCATCTACGTCAGTAACTCACCGTGCAACGCGGTGGACGACGTCCAGAATTATGCGAGGACCACGCCGTACCCGAAGGGATTCGCGCCCACCTTCCACACCTACACACTGGACTATCCGGCCAAGCGGGCTATCCCGTCCCGGGTGTTCGTCTCCAGCATGGGCGATCTGTTCGGGGAGTGGGTGCCGGACATCTGGATTCAGGATGTCTTCGACGCCTGCGACAAGGCACCGCAGCACACCTACCTGTTCCTCACCAAGAACCCCCAGCGGTATTGCGATCTGGCGAACGCCGGGAAGCTGCCGAAGCGGGATAACTTCTGGTACGGGACCAGCGTGACCGGGAAGGGCGCTCCCCTCTTTGCGGCCAGCGTGGACTTCAATACCTTCTTGAGCATTGAACCGCTCATGGAGAACCTGGAGGCCGGTCTCGGGAGCTTCGGAGGCGTCCGCTGGGTCATCGTAGGGGCTATGACCGGGCCCGGAAGCAAGAAGCACCAGCCGAAGCGGGAGTGGGTAGAGAACATCGTGGAGGCCGCTGGCCTGACCCGTGCCGCCGTCTTTATGAAGGACAGCCTGGCGCCGATCTGGGGCGACGATCTCATCAGAGACCACCCGGACGGCATGGTGTGGCCGGAGGTCAAGTAACGCCGCTTGGCAAAAGGAGGAAGACCTATTGAAGAAGCGAAACTGTCGGAAGACCGACATCGAGAGGGAGCAGCACGACCGCGCCATCCGGGTGCGGAAGATGACCGACGCGCAGCTCTGCGAGTACCTGGACGGCCTGGGCGTCACCCGGGCGGAACCGCAGCCCTCCAAGGAGGAGATCATCACCGCCTTCCTTGAGGCCATCACCATCCGCCGGGATGACGGCCTCCGGGTGAGCGACGCCACCGTGCGGAAGCTCAAGGCCATGGCCCGCAGGGACGGCTTCCTGCCGCCTCTGCCGGAGCTCGATGACGATATGCTATGAGCCAGCACAAGAAGAAGATCACTGTGCGCGTCGCCAGCCAGACCGCGTATCACATCAGAGAGACGGCGGAACGCCTCGGTGTGAAGGAAGGCGAGGTCGTGGACATCCTGGTACAGGCGATGCAGAAAGGCGGAGGCATCCCGGCCTCTGCGGGCCGAAGGCCCAGGAAAGACCATGTGGAGCGGCGATGACGCTGCGGAGCTGGAGCGGTACCGGAAGGACGAAGCGGCGGGCCTGCTGCTTCGGCTTCCGGCTCCGATCGGGTCAACGGTCTGGAGAGTTCGCCAGAACCCGGCCTGCCATTACGGGGTGCGGGAAGCGGAAAAGTTCTTGTTCGGCCGGGTGGTAACACCTCGCCGCATCGTTGAGCCGGTACCGTTCACCCTGCTCCTGCTGGATGAATGGGGCCGGACGGTCTTCCTCACCAAGCATGAGGCGGACAAAATGCTGGGGAAGGAGGAAGATACAGAATGACACCGAAGGAACAACTGGCCGCCGCCAGAAGGTTTGCCGGTAAGAAGTCGAAGGCCCAGGGAGACTACTTCGAGGCCCTGATCGAGGCCGGATGCAACTTCTACCGGGACCGGAAGGTGGCGGACATCGAGAAGACGCCGGAGCCTATGCGGCCGATCAAGGACCTTGGGGGTGGGAAGTTCATCGCCCACTATACCAAGGCGGCCCAGGCGGACTTCAAAGGTTTCCTGTTTGGGGGCCAGACCGTCATGTTCGAGGCGAAGCACACGGACACCGGGCGGATGGAGCAGGACCGGGTGACACCGGATCAGGCCGAGCGCCTGGAGCGTGCTGTTGAGTATGGAGCGCTGGCGTTCGTGCTCTGTTCGTTCGGATATGCGGGATTCTATCGGATTCCGTGGACCGTATGGCGGGACATGAAGGGCATTTTTGGACACAAGTACATCACGCCGGAGGAGGCAGCAAGGTTCGAGGTCCGCATCGGCGGGCCCGGGGTGCTGCTATTCCTCGGTGAAGCGAACATTAAGTGACAGGAGGCGGCAATCATGGAAAACAGACTGCTCAAAGAGCTGCTTGAGCTCATAAAGCAGCGGCCGGACCTGCCGATCATCCCGATGGTAGACAGTGAGATCGTCTGTGACGACAGCTGCTCCAGATGGATGGGAAGCTGGGGTTCTGCGGAGATCACCAAGTACATCCAGTCAGAGGAGCACATCTTCTTCTACGATGAGAGCGACATGGAGGACGCGCTCCGGGAGATCGTCGGTGATGACTGGTATGATGGAAGCACCGAAGAAAAGGACCTGGAGAAGTATCGTTCCCTGCCGTGGACCGAGTGCATCGCCGTTGACATCAATACACCGTAAGGAGGAATTATCATGGAAAAGATGACCAAGAAGGAAATCATCGAGTGGCTGAATGACCTTGCCGAGAGGGCCAGGACGGCCTACATCAAGAGCGGGGATGACCTGGCCCGGAAGGACAACGACTGCATCATGGCGGCCATCGACATCATCGGCCGCGCTGACGAGCAGAGCTGCGAGGCGGAGCAGGGCGAAACCTGTCGGACGCCTGCGAGCGCATTCGACGGCGACGTTCGCCTGCTGGCGGAGTTTTGCGACCTGGTGAACCGGAAGCAGCAGAGCGTGAAGACCGCACCGATCGCCACCCCGCTGATCTCCTGCATGGCCCCTGGCCTGCGCGGGGCCATCCCCATGGCTATGAAGGCGGCGGAGCAGGAAGCGGATCTTCTCAAGCGCGTCTATACCCGCCTCTCCCAGCTCATGGAGGGCACCAGATGAGCGCCCGCCGGGAGAAGCGTCTCCGCTCTTTGGAGCGCCGTGTGCAGAAACTTGAGGTCATGGCTTCGGCCGGATTCCTGGAATCTAACCTGCGGGAGGAGCTGGCAAAGGCCAACAACCGGCCGGATAACGCCTGGTGGTGCAGGACCCCGACCGACAACATCCCGCAGGATGCGGAGTACCAGCAGGTCCCGCGCCGGACCGTCCGGCAGCGGATCAAGGATTTTTTCATGGGAGGTAATCAGGAATGAAACAGTACATCGGAACCAAGTTGATCGAGGCGGAGCCCGCCTACCGCTGCACGGACGGCAGCGGGAAGGTCGTCATTACCCCTCACCCGGAGGAGGCTTTCCCCAACTATCCCAGCATCGAGGACGGCTACCGCGTCCGGTACCCGGACGGGTATGTCTCCTGGAGCCCGAAGGAGACCTTCGAGAAGGCCTACCTCCCGTTGAACATCAACGAGGAGCTGGGAACCAGCGCCCCGAGCATTGGGGCCAAGATGGTGGATGACTTCATCGCGGAGACCTGGACCACCACCCTGGGAGACAAGACCACCGTGGTCCGGGCGATGCTCAAGAACGGCTTTGAGCTGGTCGAGGCCTCTGCCTGCGTCAGCAAGGAGAATTACAGCGAGCCCATGGGCAAGGAAATCTGCATGGGCAAGATCAGGGACCGCGTCTGGCAGCTCCTCGGCTTCCTGCTCCAGACGGCCGTGAACGGCGTGAAGTGAACTGCCACGGCTGCGCCTGTGACCGGTGCGTCTACAATGCGGAGCTGGAATCCTGGTACTTTACCCCTGGCGAGGTCCAGGACGTCGAGGACATCTGCTACTGCTGCGACGAGTGCAAGCACTATGACGGGGACTACACCAAGAAAAGCCTGTGGCGCCCGGAGTGCGAGAAGCGGAAGCTGCCCTGCAAGTACATCGAGATGCAGCGCAGGACAGCGGAGCGGACCGAGAGAGTGGCGGCTACCAGGAGGAAGAACTTCACGATCATCAAGGGCGGCCGGAGCTGACCGAAGGTAACAAAAAAAGAGCCGCCTCCCCCGAAGGGGTGACAGCCCGTGACTATTGCTATCATACCACGGAGGAGGCGACTTTTCAATGGGAAATCGAAAGGAACTTGAGGACATTATCAAACTGGCGGTAGAGGCTGGCCGTATCTCTGCGGAGCGGTCTGCCAAAGACGCCTACAAGGCCACGGAGCGCCGCCTCTATGCGCTCCCCATCCTTCGACGCAAACTGGCCGATGACAAGGAGCGTCTGGAGGAGATCAGGCAGTACGGCCCCAGAGAGCGGAGCAAGAGCATTACCCGCTTCACGAAGTCTGGCGTGCGCCTGTCGCCCGAGGAAATCTTTGAGGCGGTTATCATGGACATGGAGGCCACCATCGCGGCCGATCAGTATGAGATCGACGCCATGGACAAGGCCCTGTCCGTCATCCGAGACGACGAATACTATCTGACCGTGACCGGGAGGTACCTGGATGACCTCCCCGATGAGCGCGTCGCAGAGCTCATTCCTTGCGACACGAGCACCGTTTGGAGGAACCGGAAGCGCCTGGTGCAGCGCCTTGCGGTGTGGCTCTATGGGGCCGACGCCGCGAAGTAGGCGGGGTGCAATTTACCGGTGCAAAAATCGTGCAATAGACGGGTGCAATTTACCTGTGTTATAATGCAACACAATGAGGTAATGCGTTCAGGGGGTTCCAGCTCCGCCCGTCCTTGTACCGATTGGAAGTAAATCCAAAAAAGTTGCAAAAACTTTCGATTTTTTGTTGAAAGCTGTGACAAGGATTCCGAAAAGTGGTATAATATGAGTGGGAAATACTAACCAAAGGAGCGAACACCATGAAAAAGATTTGTCTTTTAGACCTCAACTACACCCTGGTAGGGAACCAAGCGGAGACCCGGATGCTCCGGCCCTTCTCCCGTCGCATGGAAGCGGAGGAGTACCGCAGCGATCTGATCGACGCCATCAAGGATGACTATGTCATCATCATCACGGCCCGGCCGGACTACCAGATGCGGCAGACCATGGAGAACATCCGCCGGAAGACCGGCTGGCAGCCGCAGGAGTGGTACTTCAACGACATCAATGCGGAGCCCCCGGTCTTCAAGGAGAGCGCCCTTCGCCGCTTCATCTTCCCGAAGCACGGCCTCCAGATGGGGCCGGAGGGGACCTTCTACTACGCCGTGGAGAGCAACCCGAAGACCAGGACGATGTATAGCCGGTTCGGAATCAAGGGCCAGCCCTACGACGTCTTCATGCGTAGCGTGAGACCGGAGGCGGCCGTGGCGCCGCAGCCTACCTACTGCCAGGTCAGCCTATTCTAAACACAGCCCACCAGCGGGACGCGAAAGCGCCCCGCTTTTTTCATGCCAAAATTAAGAAAGGAGAGAGGTATTTGAGAACCCAGACCATCAAACTGGCCGACATCAAACCGGCCGAATACAACCCACGGGTGACCCTGACCGAGAAGGACCAGGAGTACAAGGCCCTGGCGGCCAGCATCGAGGACAACGGCCTGGTCCTTCCCCTGGTGGTGAACCTGCGGGACGGCGTCCTCATCAGCGGGCACCAGCGGCTCAACGTGCTGCTCGCATCTGGTGAGACGGAGACCGAGGCCGTCGTGGTGGACATGGACCCGGCCCAGGCCAAAGCCCTTTGCATCGCCATGAACAAGCTGGACGGCGAATGGGACAACGGCAGCCTTGCGGATCTCCTCCAGGAGCTCCAGGACGAAAGCGCTGACCTCCTGGGCACCGGCTTCACCCGCCAGGAGATCGACGAGCTGCTGGGAGACCTCGGGGGCGCTGGAGACGATGACGACCCGCCCACCACAGACAAGAAGAAGGACGACAAGGAGGGCGTCAAGTGCATCGTCGGCGACTACACCTTCCGCCTGACCGAAGATGAGTTCGCAGACCTCATGGTTGACGTGCGTGAAGCGGTGGGCTTTACGCAGGAGCTCATCTGTGCGGAGCTGAAAAGGAGGCTTTTCGATGCAGTATAAGACCACCTTCAAGACCATACCCCTGGCCGACATCGTCGAGTGCCCCTACAATCCCCGGGTGGCGATCGAGCGGGACACGCCGGAGTATGACGCCCTGCGCCGCAGCCTGGAGCAGCATGAGGTGGTGGAGCCCCTGGTGGTGAACATCCACAACATGAGGTGCGTGGGCGGAAATCAGCGTCTCGCGGTTATGCGGGACATGGGCATTACCGAGGCCCTGTGCTCCATCATCGACCAGCCCGACGAGGTCCAGGAGAAGAAGCTCTGTCTGGCCCTGAACCGGATAGACGGCCGGTGGGACACCGACAAGCTGGGCGATCTGCTGCGGGACGACGACGTCCTGGAGTGGGAGACCGGCTTCGACGAGGCGGAAGTCCGCCTGTACCGGCAGCTTGAGGACGCCCAGGAGCCGGATGCCGACGACGACGCCGAAGACCTGGACGACCTGGAGGATGAAGACCAGGAGGAACCCGAGGGGGATGACGAGGAGGAAGACGCGCCCGAGGAGGGCACGATCAACACCACCGTCATCCGCATCGGCCACTATTCCTTCAAGGTCGAGTATTCCGCCTACAAGCGCCTGGTGGACACCATCATGGACGACGGCATCTTCTCCGGGCCGGACATCGAGGCGGAGATCAAGAGGAGGCTGCTGGAAAATGATTGAGCTGGTACCCATTGAATCCGTTCACGCATCGGAGTACAACCCCCGGCGGAACGATGAAAAGCGCCTGGCCTTGACGGAGCTGTCCCTCCGAAAGCTGGGCTTCCTGCTGCCGATCTACGCGGACCGCAGCGGGGAAATCTTGAGCGGACACCAGAGGCACCTTGTTGCCTCCCGCATGGGCTTCACCCAGATTCCGGTCGAGTATGTCAGCGGGAAGGACCTGGGAGAGCGGAAGGCCGTGAACGTCCTGTTCAACCGGGCGACCAACGACCTCCAGAAGCAAGACACCTGCGACATCATCCGGCGCCGCCTCTATGAGATGGACGTGGAAAGCATGGTGGACGGCCTGCCGGACATCACGCCGGACACCGTCGAATCCTTCCCGTGCGTCTTCTGCCTGCACCGGCGGGACACCGTTCAGCTCGCCAAGGCCAACCACCGGAGCTTTGACACCCACACCCGGCAGCTTGCCAAGAGCCTGGAGCGCCGCATCGGGACGGCCATGCCCATCGTGATCGGCGCAAGCGAGAATGTCATCAACGGCATCGGCCGCCTCCAGGTGGCAGCGGAGGCCAAGCGGCCCGTGGTCCGGTGCGTGGTCGTCACCAAGGAGCAGGAGGCCTTTGCAACGGCCATGCTGAACCTGCTGTCCATGGATTTCGACATCGCCTCCTATGCGGACGATCTTCGATACAACTCGTTCATGCGGGAGCGGAACACCAGAGAGACCGACGCCGAAGGAAACGCAGCCCTGGGAGACGGATTCTTCAAGGGCGTGTTCCCGAAGAACCGTGGCCGGGACTTCTGCAAGCTGGAGGGCGCGGCCCTGGAGGCGTGGCGCCGTCACTATGGCTCCAGCGTCGTGGACTTCGGAGCGGGCAAGCTGAACAACACCCGCACGCTGCGGAAGGCCGGAATCCATGTGGCCGCCTTCGAGCCGTACTTCGTGACCGTGGGCGAGAACATCCACAAGGCCAAGAGCGTGGAGATCGCAGAGAAGTTTCTCGACGATGTGGAGGCCGGGACGCCCTTCACGTCCGTCTTCATCTCCAGCGTGTTCAACAGCGTTCCGTTCATGGCGGACCGGAAGCAGATCGCGGTGATCGCCGCCGCCCTGTGTTCGCCCGGCGGCCGGACGGTCTGCTGGTGCCAGAGTAATAAGGCCCCGCAGTTCGTGAACACCAAGAAGAAGTTCCTGGCGGCCGAGAAGACCTTGACCTTCGACCTGGACTACGAGCCCAACACCATTCTGGGAGACATCGGGAACCACCCGAAGGCCCAGAAGGGGCACACCGAGGAGGAGATGCGGGAAATCTTCGCCCCGTGCTTCCGAAAGGTTGACAGGCTGGAGATGATTCAAAAATTCTGGTACATGGAGGTGTCGGAGCCCATCGTGGACCCGGAGGCCCTGGGCGCTGCCCTGGACTTCGAGTTCGAGCTTCCGTACCCGGACGGAACCCGCATGGGACTGTCCGAGCGGGCCCGCAAGGCCTTTGAGCATCGCCTCGGCATCTCCATCCCGAGAAAGGAGAGCACATGAGAGACAACACAAATCCTACCGGGGCATGGGAGTTCAACGGCGAGGTGGCTGCCTGTTTCGCAAATATGCTGGAGCGCAGCATCCCGGACTACCGATCTATGAGAGCCCTGGTCTACAACGCCGGAGAGCGGTTCGTGAAGCCCGACACCCTCATCGTTGATGTCGGGTGCTCCACTGGCCTGGCTGTGGAACCGTTCGTCACCAAGCACCGGGACGAGAATGACTTCCTGCTGATCGACAACGCACCGGCCATGGCGCAGGCCTGCCGGGAGCGCTTCGGCTCTGAACCGGCGGTTACGGTGAAGGAGGGAAACCTCTGGGAGTTCCTTCCGTTTGAGGACAGGGCGAGCCTGGTTCTTTCTGTACTGTCCATGCAGTTCATGCCGACGGCATACCGGCGCTTTATGCTGCGCCAGATCTGCGAGAGCATCGTCGATGGCGGCGCTCTGATCTATGTTGAGAAGGTTGTGGCCGGGAGCCTGGACGATCTGATGGTGGACCTCTACTACCAGATGAAGCGGGAGAACGGGTACACCGACGAGCAGATCATGGCGAAGCGCCGGAGCCTTGAGAATGTCCTCTCCCCTCTGGAGCCCGAGTGGAATGAAGCCCTGCTCAAGGAGGCGGGCTTCCGGCGGGTACAAATGTTCTGGCGCTGCCTCAATTTCTGCGGGTGGATTGCCGTGAAATAACCCAGACGTAAGGAGAGGAGTGAAATGCCGAAACGCAGCGAAACGAAGCCGTGGGAGCGCCAGGACAAGGAGGGCGAGAAGCCTTTTGAGGCCTTCGTCATCTACCGGGATATGGGCGAGAAGCGCACACTTCAAGCCGTTGCGGACAAGTTGCGGAAAAGTTACACTCTCATACGCCGTTGGAAGGACACCTGGGCGTGGGAAGATCGCGTCCGGGCCTACGACAACAACTTGCAGAAGGAGGCCCATGCGGAGGCGGTCAAGAAGGCTCGCAAGATGGCGGACCGGCATATCGGCATAGCTCTGAAATTGCAGGCCAAGGCCATGGAGGCCCTGGAGAAGATGGACGCGGAGGACATCGACCCGAAGAACCTGGTCGCCTTCATCAGGGAGGCCACCAAGCTGGAGCGGGAGAACCGCCAGGACATTGTCCAGATGACCGACCCGGACCGTGGAGAGGACGGCGGCTCCACGAGCCTTGCTGATGTCATTTCCGAAGCCTGGGAGAGGAGGCAGAAGCAGAATGAAAATGACAGCTGACGCCATCCTTTACTACGCCGACAACCCGGTGGACTTCGTGGAGGACGTCATCAGGGCCAAGCCGGACGCCAACCAGAGGGACATCCTGAACAGCGTGGCCCGGTACCCCATGACGTCCGTGAGAAGTGGACACGGTATAGGCAAGAGCGCGGTGGAGAGCTGGCTTGCGATCTGGTTCCTGACCACCCGGCCGTACCCGAAAATTCCCTGCACAGCTCCTACGCAGCACCAGCTTTGGGACATCCTGTGGGCCGAGATTGCGAAGTGGTTGAGAAACAACCCGGCCCTGGCGAATGACCTGATCTGGACAAAAGAGAAGGTCTACATGAAAGGACACCCGGAGGAATGGTTTGCCGTAGGACGAACGGCCAGCAAGCCGGACGCCCTCCAGGGCTTCCATGCAGACCACGTCCTCTACATCATCGACGAGGCCTCCGGCGTCAAAGATGAGATATTTGAGCCTATCCTCGGTGCGCTGTCCACCGAGGGTTCCAAGCTGGTGATGTGTGGGAACCCCACCAAGATCACCGGCTTTTTCTATGACAGCCACCACAAGAACCGCGAGCAGTTCAACGCCATGCACATAGACGGGCGAAGCTCCAGCCGAGTGGACCAGGACTTCGTTGACACCATCATTGATATGTTCGGTGAGGACAGCGACGTCTTCCGCGTCCGTGTGGCTGGGGAGTTCCCGAGGGCCCTGCCTGACAGCTTCATACCGATGGAGTGGGCAGAGCGGGCCAGCGAGGCGAAGGCCCCGGAGATCGAGCAGGTGACCCGCGTGGACATCGGAATCGACGTTGCGCGGTACGGAGACGATAGCTCCGTGATCTCCCCCGTTCTGGACCGTAGGGTCCAGGAGGAGCCGGAAGTCTACCACCACAACGACACCATGCAGCTCACCGGCATGGCTGTTATATGCGTCAAGAAGTACGCCAGAGCTCACCCCTGGGCAGAAATCCATGTGAAGATCGACTGCGACGGCCTGGGCGTCGGCGTGTTCGACCGTCTCATGGAGCTCAAGGAGCAGATCGTTGAAGAGATCGAGCGGGAGCGCGAAGGCCTCTACGAAGACGACGACGCGCCGCCTGCGATGTCCCTGGACATCGTCGAGTGCCACTTCGGCGGAGAAGGCGGTACTGTGAATGACGCCGACCCGGTGGAGTACCAGACAAGCACCGGCCTGATGTGGGGCGCGGTGAGAGAGGCCCTGCGGACCCAGAGCTTAAAGCTGTGGCCTGATGACAAGCAGATTTCGCAGCTCTCCAACCGGCGGTATGTCGTGAACAGCGCTGGCAAGATCGAGCTGGAGAAGAAAGAGGCCATGAAAAAGCGCGGTCTCTCCTCTCCAGATATGGGAGACGCCCTGGCCCTGGCCCTCTACGACCCGCTGGTGAGCGACTGGAGCATCAACTAAAGGAGGCAATATGAGTAAGCGAAAAACCTACCTCGCCTCCGCTGACGGATACCCAATGAAGTACATCCGGGCAAACACCGCAGCGGAGGCCCGGGCCGAATACAAGAGAAAGACCGGCTTGACGTCTGGAAATCCGACGCTACGGCAGGTCCTTGGCCGAAGGCCCAGACCGAGGGCCAAAAGAGAGCAAGGGGGCGAATGACTATGGCTTTTTGGAATAGGAACCGTGTCGGCCCCGGTTCCCGCCCCTATATGGACGGCGGCCCCATGGTGCCCAGATGGACCAACCCGCCGGAGAGGAACACCGAGGAATGGATTAGGACCTTCCGAACCAACCCGCGCCTTGCGGTTGTTGAGCGCATCGCCTCTGACCTGTCCTTTGCGGAAGGAAAGCTGTTCCGCGTGGATGAAAACGGAGACGAGCAGGAGATCACGGCGCACCCATTCCTCGACTTCTGGGCGAACCCGAACCCGCTGCATGAGATGAGTAGCGCTGCCTTGTGGAGGCTGCTGGAGATTTATCTCAAGCTCAAGGGTGAAGGGTACTTCATCATGGAGCGGGACGAGTTCGGGAGACCGGCGGAGCTCTGGCCTGTCCCGACCCATTGGGTGCAGATGACGCCGTACCAGGGCTTCCCGTACTACACGGTACGGCTCACCAACGGCCAGCTCATGGAGGTCCCTGTGGACGATATGTTCGTGATGAAGGACCTCGACCCCTACGACCCCTTCAAGCGAGGCCTGGGTCAGAGCGAGGCCCTGGCCGACGAGATCGAGACCGATGAGTACGCAGCGAAGTTCCAGAAGCGCTTCTTCTTCAACGACGCCACGCCCAACATCATCATCGGGATGCCAAAGAGCACCGAAGAACAGCGGAAGCGGTTCCTTGCCGAGTGGATGCAGCGCTTCAAGGGCGTGTTCCAGAGCCACGGCGTCGCCACTGTAAACGGCGACGTCACGGTGAACAAGATCGGCGAGAGCATGAAGGACATGGACATGGTGAATGGCCGTACCTTCCTGCGGAACGCCGCCCTTGAGCACTACGGGGTGCCCCGGGAGATCATGGGTATTACAGAGAGTAGTAACCGCGCCACCAGTGAGGCGGCGCAGTTCATCTACGCTCAAAACGTCCTCATGCCTATCCTGCGGCGCCGCGAGGAGGCCATCAATCACCAGCTTATCCCGTGGTTTGGAGACGACCTGGTGTGGCACTTCGATGACATCGTGCCGAGAAACCAGGAGTTCGACAAGGCCGTTGGCCTGGACGGCTGGAACGCCGGTCTGCTCACCAAGGACGAGGCCCGCGAGAAGCTGGGGATGCCGCCCTGCAAGGTTGGCGGAGACGTCTACAAGACCCAGTTCTCCGATGTCTATGTCCACGAGGATGATGACCCGGCAGAGGTATCGACGGCAGCGGCCAACCTCCAGTACGCGGAGGGGGCTCCGCCTCTCGAAACCGGAGGCCAGCAGGAGATCGAGATTACCGACCAGGGAGAACCGCTGGACGACAGCAGCACGGTGGAGATCGGGGACGGCTCCGACACCATCGAGCTGGAGGGCGTCAAGGCGGCAGACCGGAAGGCGTCCCGCCTCCAGCAGGCCCAAAGGCAGCTCCTTGAGGCGGAGCGCGAACAGGCGAGGCGTTTCGAGCTTGCCACGATGAAATACTTCCGGGAGCAGAACAACCGACTGGAGGCCGCCCTCGGCGGCACCCAGAAGGCCGACGCCTCTGTCTGGGACGCCCTGTTCGCCGCGATGCCTGACTATGGCGTCGTAGACGGCGCGTGGGTCCGTCTGGATGAGGCGGAGCGCGAGCGCCTGGTATCGCAGTTTGTTGCCGGTCTCATTGACTGGCCTGGAGAGGAGGCCGCCCTCAACGCCATCTTCGAGCCTCTGTGGAAAGAGAGCTACGACAAGGGCGCAGAGCTGGCAGCCAAGCTCCACAACATCACGGCCGTTCAGCGGCCGGAGCTGGTCAGCACCGCGAAGCTCCGGGGAGGCTCCCGGGTGCGCGGCATTACCCAGACCACCAAAGACACCATCGGCCGCATCGTCTCCAATGCCCTGGAGCACGGTGACAGCCGAGAGACCATAGCCAAGCAAATCCAGCAGGAAATGCAGACATCGGCCTCCAGGGCCCGGACCATCGCGGCCCAGGAGTGCAACACCAGCTTGCTCACCGGCAACTTCGACATGATGAAGAAGGCAGGGGCGGGCACGAAGACCTGGCACGTCACCAATCCGGCCGTGGCCCGGCCATCTCACAAGAGGCTGAACGGCGTCACGGTTCCCATTGACGGCAAGTTCTCGAACGGCTGCCGGTTCCCGTGTGACCCGGATTGCAGCGACGCTTCCGAGGTTGTCAACTGCCACTGCTTCCTCACCTATGACAACTATTGAGGAGGCCAACATGGAATTTACACCCGAACAGGCCAAGAGCGCAGCGGCCGCCGCAGGCATCGACCTGGAGGCGGAACGGTACGATCTGGAGGCCCTGACCGCCGGGATGAACGCCGAGCTGGAACATGGCTCCGCGAGCCCGGACACCAACATCACCAATGACGACCCCATTCTGACGGCGAAACTTGCGGCCGCGCACCTCCGCAAGTCGCCGTTTTATTATGCCCCCAAGCGGGGGCTCAAGGCATGGGAGGCTTCGCTCGGGAAGGGGGTGAAAGCCAAGAGCATGAAAACCGAGTACAAGACCCTCACGTTCAGAGCGGAGGAGTACGAGGAGGAAACCGGTATTTTCAGCGGCTACGCCGCCGTGTATGGCAACATCGACAGCGGCGGCGATGTGATAGAGCCCGGAGCCTTCACGAAGACAATCGCCGAAGGCTGGGAGCGGGTCAAAATCCTGGCCCTGCACAACGACTGCTGGCTTCCCATCGGCCGCCCTCTGGAACTCCGGGAAGACAGCAACGGCCTTTTCATCAAGGCCAAGGTCAGCGACACTTCGATGGGGCGCGACATCAAGGTGCTGCTGAAAGACGGCGTACTCAACGAACTGTCCATCGGTTACGACCCTGTTGTGTTTGACTACGACGAGAACGGCATCCGCCATCTGCGCGAAGTCAAGCTGTGGGAAGTCTCCGTCGTTACCTGGGCTATGAACCAGGAGGCGGTCATCACCGATTACAAGCAGCTCGGAGAGGACGCAGACCGGGCCACCAAACTGGTGGCCGACGTTGCGGCCGACATCAAAGCCGGTCGCAAGATCAGCGGGGCGCGTTTGAAGGCCCTCCAGGACGCCCAGGCGTCCATGAAGGCTGCCGTCAAGGCCCTGGACGGTATCATTGCGGAAGTCCAGGACAACGACAGCCAGAAGGCCCGCAGAGCGCCCCAGAGGGCCAGCAAGAGCGCCAGCGCTGGCACCACCATTGAAATCATTCTTTAACACAAGGAGGAAACGCACTATGAAGACCAACCCCAACCGCAAGTCCATGAAGATGGAGGCCGACGAGCTCACCGAGAAGATCAAGGCCTGTGTCAAGGAAGCCCTGGAGGAGCAGGCCGAGGCCAAGGCAGACGGCGATCCCGCCGAGGAGGAGCCTGCTGCCGAGGTCAACACCGGCGACATCTCCGCCCTGATCGAGCAGGCCATGGACGTCGTGGCCGAGAAGCGCAAGTCCCGCAAGGAGGCTGGCGAGGAGGTCGGCGACGTGACCGCCGATGACGTCCTGGAGGCCGTCGGCGAGATCATGGAGGCCACCGCCTCCAAGGCCGACGAGGGCGACCCCGAGGAGAAGGAAGACGACGAGGTCGTTGAGGGCAAGTCCTTCGCGCACCCCGCCCGCCAGACCAAGGCCAAGGCGGCCAAGACCGGCCGCGCCCCTGCCCAGCGCAAGTACGCTGGCATTTACATGGCCGCCCCCAACTCCGTGAAGAAGATCGAGAAGAAGTCTGTCCCTGCTGCTATCCAGCTGGCCCGCGCCATCAAGTGCCTGGACATCTTCGGCAAGCACGACCCCGAGGCTGCTGCCTTCTACGCCCAGCGCAAGTACGACGACAGCGACATGGCCCGCGAGTTCAAGGCTCTGTCTGCCACCAATCCCTCCGCTGGCGGCTATCTCATCCCCGAGATTTACATGGACCAGATCATCGAGCTCCTGTACTCCAAGACCGTCATCTTCGAGCTGGGCGCCCAGAAGGTCCCCATGGCCAACGGCAACCTGAATATCCCCAAGATGACCGGCGGCGCCCGTGCTACCTGGGGCGGTGAGCAGCGCAAGATTTCCAAGAGCCAGCCCACCTTCGGCAACATCAAGCTGTCCGCAAAGCGCCTGGAGGCCATCGTGCCCCAGACCCGCGAGCTGCTGATGAGCACCAACTACTCCGCCGATCAGATCTTCGCCAATGACCTGACCCGCCGCATGGAGCTGGGCCTCGACTTCGGTGCCCTGTTCGGCAAGGGCGGTGAGTTCCAGCCTATGGGCGTCTTCACCGACAAGGAGATCGAGCACATCGACGCCAAGACCATCGGCAACACCGACCTGGCCGACACAAACGGCAAGGTGACTGCCGACTTCCCGGTCTATGTCCGCTCCATCGTCCTGGCCAAGAACGTGGACGACATCAAGCTGGGCTGGACCTTCAACAGCGTCCTTGAGGGCTACTTCATGAACCTCAAGACCACCACCGGTGAGTACATCTACCGCGACGAGATGAACGCCGGTAAGCTGCTGGGCTTCCCCTACAAGGTCTCCAACCAGATCGCCACCGACAGCACCGGCCTCACCGAGCTGTGCTTCGGCAACTGGGCCGATATGCTGGTCGGCGAGCAGATGGGCCTTGAGACCTACACCACCCTGGACGGCTCCTGGGTGGACGAGGACGGCGTCCAGCACAACGCCTTCGAGGAGAACCTGGCCGCCACCCGCGCCCTGATGTATGTGGACATCGCCTCCCGTCACAAGGAGAGCTTCGTCCACGTGAAGAACATCAAGGCGTTTTAATCCGCCGGAGGGGCCGCAAGGCCCCTCCAACTACTCACATTACCAACAAGGAGGAAATGCACTATGAAGCGTGCTCTTATTCAGAACGTGAAGGTTATGCCCTATACCCTGGAGACTGCCATTGACCGCGAGGGCTATCTCTCCGCCATCCTGGCCGCCTCCGTGACCGCTGGCACCAGCGCCAAGGTCTCTGTCACCCACTGCGACACCGAGAGCGGCAGCTACGAGGCCGTCCCTGACGACTTCATCGTGGTCGGCAAGGACGAGGCCAGCTTCACCGCCACCGCGCTGGTGAACTTCGACATCGACCTGGTCGGCTGCAAGCGCTATATCAAGATCAACGTCACCGGCCCCACCACGGCCACCTATGCCGTCGCCCTGGGCGACCCGGTCGAGGCCCCCGTTTAATTTCAGGAAGGAGTGCTCAAGATGGCCCGTATCTATGACCAGAAGGCCGTGAAGCCTTCCCAGAACAAGAAGACCGGCCCCTCCGAGAAGAAGGACGAGGGCACCAAGAAGGGCGAGGAGAAGAAGGAGGGCGAGGGGGAGTAACCCCTTGCCCTCTGATTGAGAGGGGGATGCAGCATGGAAAATGAACCCACCGTAACCCTGGCCCCCAATGCCATGACCACCCTTGAGGACACCATGGAGCGCCTTGGAATCCCGCCGGAGGCGGCCGATACCGCCGTGAAGAACAACATCATCCGGCTCATCAACACCGCCTCTGCCTGGGTCGAGACGATCACCGGACGGAAGTTCGGGAGACAGACCTACACCCAGAGGTACGCCGCCCCTGGGCACCAGGAGCTTGTGCTCCAGCAGTACCCCATCAGGTCCGTGGAATACGTCAAGGACACCATGGACGGCGTGGACATCGACCCGGATTCCTACGACTTTTCCATGGAGGGAGACGTCGGGGTCCTGTACCGGGACCTCGGGTGGGTGTTCCGTGGGTACATCGCGGGCCTTGCAAATGACTATGTGGCGCCGAGGCGGTACCTGGAGGTTAAGTATACCGCCGGGTACATCCTCCCGAAGGACGCCACAGAGGAGGAGCCCTCGGACCTCCCTGCGGACATCGTGGGCATCGTCTGGGGGATTGCGGAACAGGAGTTCTCCATCCTCCGAAACGGAGCCCAGGGCCTTGCTGCCTTCTCCATCTCGGACGTGAGCTGGACCTTCGATAAGGAGCCCCGTAGCTCCTGGATGGAGACCCTTGCCCACTACATGAGGTGGTAGGCGTGAGGACCACGGACGGCGTAACGCCGGAGATCGAGAGAATCAGGAGAGAGCTGGAGCATCTGAACCGGATCCGTATCAAGGTCGGAATCCAGGGGGATGCAGACAGCGAGATACTGACAATCGCCCGCGTCCACGAGTATGGAGCGGTCATCACGGCAAAGACCACCAAAAACCTCGCTATCCCAATCCACAGAGAAAGCTACGACAAAAGCCCCAGGGACTTCCCGGGGCTTTTCTTCATCCGGTCGGAGGCCGGGTACCTTTTCGGCGTTGTGGAGAAGGGACGCCGCAGGAAGGGCAGCGAAGGGGACAACCTCAAGTTCCTGTTCCTGCTGCTGCCTTCTGTCACCATACCGGAGCGTTCCTTCATCCGCGCCGGATATGATTCCAACAAGAACCGGCTTTCGGAGGTTGTCAAAGATCAGGTGTCGGAGATCATCTTCAACCGAAAGACCGCCACCGAGGCGGCCGAGTACATCGGAGGCAAGGCGGTGGACTTCATCCGGGAGTTCATCAACGACGCCAGCAACTTCAAGCCGAAGGGGAACATCCAGAAAGAGAGGCACCCGTCTTGGGCGAACAGCCCGCTTATCGTGACGGGCCGCCTCCGAAATTCAATCACATGGAAAATCGAGGAGGGATAGCGTGGGAATCCTGTTCAAAATGGCACAGCCGCAGATACCGGGCGGTCTCCTGCACACGATGTATGAGCTCCAGTCCGGCGGCAAGTACGATCAGGACCAAGGCGGACAGTGGGTGCCCACTCCTGACCAGAGGACCGCCTTCCAAGGCGTAGTCCTCCCGGTCAGCGATGTGGACCTGCGCCGGGAGATCACCGGCACCGTCACTGACAGGTCCGAGAAAATCTACACCAACGGCCACGCCCTAAAGGTTGGCGCGGAGGTGTACGACCCCGATTCTGACACGACCTACACCGTTACCCAGGAGCTCGGGCACAATAGCCTTCATCCCTTGAAGCGGTACCTGGTGGAAGCGAGAGGAGGCGCGGCGGCAAAATGACCTTCACAGAGAAGCGAAACAAGCTGATCGCCGCCCTTCACGCCGCCGTCGGGCGGCCTGTTGTTCTCGCGTCGCAGGTTCAGCCGGAGGCAGAGGTCCCGTTCATCATCTACACGGTTACGACCGACTACATGGCGGACGGGAGCCTCGGACACTACCTCCAGGGCGACGGTGAAACGGAAGACAGCCTGGTTGTGGTCCGGGCAGAGCAGCCGACCGCGACCTTTTCATTTACTGCTTGCAGCATCGACAGAACCACGGAGAGCGGCACCGTCTTTGGAGCAGACGAAGCCCTGGACCTTGCAAATAGGGCCCAGGGCTTTTTCCTTCATACCGGCCGTGATGCGATGGAGGCGGCTGGCTTCGTGGCCCTTGATGTCTCCAACGCCACCAACCGGGACGCCCTGGAGCTCAATGAGATGGGCCGCCGGTACGGCTTCGATGTCCGCCTCCGCTATGTGCGCGAGGACGTTCTTGAGGTCGGTGCTGTCGAGAAGCCGAACATCATTCAGAAAAAGGAGTGAAAACCATGCCGAAAGACGTTATCGTCGTCGTTGACATCGACGCGAAGCCTGCTGGTACCGAAAGCCTTGACATCCTCCTGGTCTCCACGGAAGGGGCGAAGGGCGTCGCCACCTACCGCGATCTTGAGGTTATCAAGACCGATTATACCGGCAAGAAGGTTGCGGACATGGCCGCAGCTTTGTTTGACCAGGGCAAGACCACCCTGGCCGACACTCTCATCCGCAAGGTCAAAATCCTCGGCATCGAGGCCCCTACCGGGTCCGGCGAGGAGGACAAGGCCGCAGCCCTTGTTGCGGCCATCGAGGAGTTCCGCCAGACGGACGACGACTGGTACATCCTTCTGACCGATCAGAGCGGCGATGAATATGTCACTGCCCTGGCGGCCTGGGCGGAGGCGACGGAGCCTACGGAAGCGGAGCTGGGCGCTGGTGAGGAAGATCACCGCAAGCTCTACTTCGGCCAGACCAACAACAAGGAGCTGGCGATCACCAACCGCCGCGCCGTGGTCATCTACACCGACCAGCTCACCGAGTACGCAGACGCCGCCTACCTGGGCAACGTCGGCCCGTTCTACCCCCGGTCCGTCACCTGGAAGTTCAAGCGCCCCCAGGGCCTCACGGTCCCTGATCTGACCCAGGCCGAGAGGGACGCCCTGGAGGAGGCGAACGTCAACTTCCTCACCGTGGAGTACAAGCACGAGTACGTGAAGAACGGCGTATGCACCGACGGCGAGTTCATCGACGTCCAGATGGGCGCTGACTACATCGCCAAGACCATGCGTGAAAACCTGTACGCGATCTTCCTGGAGAACCCCAAGATCGGCTACACCGACGAGGGCTTCGCCATGGTCGGAGCCGGTGTCTATCAGGCCCTCAACAAGGCCGTGGACAACGAGATCATCGCGCTGGACCCGGAAAGCAACAAGGGCGTCTACACCGTCGTCATCCCGAAGCGCTCTGCTGCTACCGACGAGCAGGCCCGCGACCGCCAGATGCCGGACATCACCTGGGAGGCGCAGCTCGAAGGCTCCGTCCACGGTGTGAAAGTCAAGGGCGTGCTGCGTGCCACCTTGAGCGCGTAAGAAAGGAGCATTGTAAATGGGCAAAGTATCTGTTACCACCTATGACCCCAAGAAGGTCAACGTCATCGTTGGTGGCCGGGTAATCACCGGCTTCGCTTCTGATGGCGTCGTAACCCTGGCGAAGTCCGAGGACAGTGTCACCCCCTCCGTGGGCGCGAAGGGCGATGTCACCTACTCCGAGAACGCCAACGAGAGCGGCACCGTGTCCCTCACTCTCATGTCCACCTCCTCCAGTCTGTCCTACCTGCGCGACCTGGAGGCCAAGCGCCGCGCCGTCAACGTCTCCATCACGGATGCCAACGACGACACCGCCTTCACCATGAACGAGGACAACTGCCGCATCACCAAGATGCCTGACGTCGCCCGCCAGAAGGAGCAGGCGACCGTCACCGTCACCATCTTTGTCCCGTCCATGACCATCCGGTAATGGGCGGGGCTCCACACTGGCCGAACCGGCCGAAATCTTTAACCGAAAGGGGCTACCGAAAGTATATGGCAAAGCAGAAGAAAGTTACCGTGAACGGCCAGGAGTTCACCCTCCAGAGCGTTTCTCCCACCTGGTATTTTGGCGTCAATGACGAGTGCGGCATGACCGGCGGCAAGAAGGACACCAGCAAGTATCTGGACACCATGTTCAAGAACTGCGTGGTCTCTCCTGCGGAGGTCCGCAACGACGGCATGGCCTACTTCGACGCCCAGGAGGACGTCAAGACCCCGGAGAAGCTGATTAAGGCTATCGAGCAGTTTCTTCGAGAGTGAGCTCGACCGAGTAGCGGCGGACCGCAGGGCCCGCCGCAATAAGACCTTCTGGCTCATGGTATTCAGCGGCCAGGGCTTGAGCTATTCAGACATGAAGGGCATGGACCTGGCGGAATATCAAGAGGCGGTTACCGCCCGGATTCTTTACAACGAAACATGGAGCAAAGAGGGGCGGCCGCAGTAATGCGACCGCCCCATTTTTCCGCAGAAAGGAGGTGAGGGCATGGCAGACAGCAGAGAGCTCACCTTTGGAATGGACTTCGACCTGGACGAGACGATACAGCAGCTCGGCGACATCCTTGGAAGCCTGGAGCGCATCCGGGACAGCGCAGAGGACGCCGAGCAGCAGGGCCGTGACATGGGCCGCCAATTCGAGGCTGGCACATCCGCAGCGGCCGCAGGTGCCAGGGACGCGGAACGCGCCCTTGAAGACCTTGGGGACGAGGCGGACGACGTAGGAACGGATTTCCGATCGATCGGCCGGGAGGCCGATAGTTTCGGTTCGGCCGTCATCAAATCCATGGGAACAGCAGCCAAGGAGAGCGGAAGCGCCGCAAAGACCATCAAGGCTGGTTTTGATGGGGCCATAGGCCAGGCCGAGAAGAAGGTCGGGACCTTCACGAAGAAGGTAAAAGACATCGGAACGGCCTTCACGCATCCGATCAGCACCATCAAGGGGAAGTTCCTGCGGGCGGTTGAGGATGCAGCCGACGGCCTTGAAGACGTCGGGGACGAGGCGGACGACGCCAGAAAAGACCTCGACCAGATGGGCGACGAAGGAGACAGCGCCGGTTCGCAGATCAAGGACGCCATCAAGGGCGCACTTGCTGCCTTCATCGGCTTCGAGGCAATCCAGACCGGTATTGATATGCTCAAGGAGCTGGGCGCGGCTGCCGTAGAGGCGGCAGGGCTCGCAGAAAACACCGGCCGGAAGTTTGAAGCCTCTTTTGCAGGAACCGACGCAGCAGAATGGGCGGAGAACTACGCCGACGCCATCCACCGCAGCGACCAGGAGGTCCAGAGCTTCATGGTCTCCAACAAGGCCATGTACGGCGAGCTGGGCATCACTGGAGAAGCCGCAACGGAGCTCTCTAAAATCTCCACATCCCTCGCATACGACCTCGGTAACGCCTTTGCCATGGACGATACCGAGGCCCTTGGCGTCATCCAGGATTATATCAGCGGCAACAACGCCGCCCTGGAGGAGTATGGCGTCCACATCGACGAAGTGGCGCTGAAAAACTCCGCTATGGAGATGGGGCTCGGGAGCCAGATTGACGAGCTGGACGACGCGGCCCTGGCACAGGTCCGTATGAACGCCCTTCTCAAAGAAAGCACCGGATTCCAGCAGGCAGCAGCCAACAGTACCGGCGGCCTGGTCAACAGCACCAAGGACCTCAAGGGGATCTGGAGCAACTTCATGGCCGACGCCGGAGCGAAGTTCACGCCGGTCCTCGAAAGCCTGCTCGGTGCCATCATGGACAACTGGCCCGTCATCGAGCCGATGCTCATGCAGTTCGTAGACATTTTGAGCAACGGAATGGCGCAGGCGGCTCCCATCCTCATCGAGCTCGGGCAGACCCTCATTCCGACACTGACCAGCGTGATCGGCACGCTATTCCAGGCTGGACTACCCCTTATCGAGGTGTTCGGCCAGCTCGCACAGACAATCCTTCCACCCCTGGCGTCCGTGGTTGGCATGATAGCAGAGGCGGTCATGCCGCCCCTGGTTGACATCCTGGGCACGCTCAACACGGCGATCATCCAGCCCCTTGTCCCACTCATTCAGAAGATCGCAGAAGCCTTCCTGCCTCCGATCGCGCAGCTCCTTGGCGCGATTTCCCCTATCCTTGAGGCGATCAGCCCTGTGCTGACCGTGATCGGGGATGTTCTCGGGGTCATCGCCGAGGTGCTGGGCAAGGTGGTCGGGTGGCTGGCCGACGGCGTCGGGAAGGTGGCAAACTTCTTCGCGGGCCTCTTTGGAGGTGCGAAGGAGAGTGAGGCGGCGGTCAATGACCTGAACGGGGCCGTGAACGGGCTTGACGAGACGGCCTCCAAGGAGACCTCTCTTGCCGTTGACACCTCGCAGTATAAAGACCAGGTGGAGGGCGCTGCATCCGCAACGACAGAGGCAGTAACCAACAGCTCCAACGAGATCGCGGAGATTACCGACGTGAACTTCATCGCCATGGGCGCGAGCGCTACGTCTGCTTACTCTACCATGCAGACGGACGCCGAAACGGCCTGGAGCGCGATGCAGACGGCCGCCCAGACCGGCACCGACAACATTGTGTCGCAGTTCGGCCGAATCACGGCAGCGGCCAAAGAGGCCGCCGCAGCCTCCAACATCCAGGTCGGAGCATCTGTCCCGCATAACGCCCGAGGGACCGACAACTTCCCTGGCGGCCTTACCTACATGAACGAGGAGGGCGGCGAGCTTGCCATCCTCCCCGGGGGAACCGCCATCATCCCGGCCGATCAGACGGACCGGCTTGTTCAGTCCTTCGCCAGCAGCAACACCACAAACCAGGGCTCCAAGCAAATCACCCTGGCGCCCAGCATCCAGATCACCGTCTCCGGCGGGGACAGCTCCGCCGCAGCCAACATCAAAGAGCAGTTGCGTGCCCTGTTCCAGGAGCTCTACCAGGAGGCCCAGGAGCAGGACTACACCGACCGCATCATGCAGCACGGCTACGCATAAGGAGGTGCCGATATGTATACCCTCGTAGGCCAGAAGTGCGGCACCGTGCTCCTGGACCCCCGAACAACCGGCGTGGTCAATAGCGAGGCCGTGAGCCGCCAGAGCACCATCACGGACAATCCCGTGGAGGGCGGCGGCAACATCCAGGACCACGTATTCTGTCAGCCTTTGACCATCCAGCTCCAGGGCACGGCCATCAATGGAGCTGACACCATCGCAGCGTTGAGCGCCATGTGGAAAAAGGGAGACATCCTTACCTACACCGGCCGAAACAGGATCAGCAACTTGGTCATACAGAATCTCCAGAGCACCCACGACCCCAGCAACAGGAATGGCTTCACATTTTCCGCTACCCTCAAGCAGATCACCATCGGAAGCTCCGAGGACAGCGGAACGGCATCCACGATGAGCGTGCAGGATTCCACGGCTGCCGCCTCGTCTCCTACACCGGCAAAGTCCAGCCTTCCGGCATCGCAGACCACGAAGACCAAAAGCGACGGCCTCAAGACAACCGTTTCGACCACGATCTCCTCCAGCGCCTACGCTTCCTACGTGAACAGTTACAACAGTAAACCGGCGAGCAGCGCGGGGCCAACAACCCGCGCCACTCCGAGCAACAGCGGAAGGAGGTAACGGGATGCAGCTTATTGAACTCGGCAGCGAAGTCCAGTACATCGAGATCGACACCAGCAAAGTCCCCTACACCTTCTCCGTCAAGCTGGAGGACCGGACCTATTCCTTCACCATTCGCTACAATGACGTCGGCGGCTTCTTTACCGCTGACCTGTCTATTTCTGCGTCCGGTACGGCCGACCCATGTTTGGCCCTATCGAGGATGAGCGTTTCCCGCTGCCCGTCATCATCCCTCTTTGCCTTACCGGCGACGACATCGACGCCGTGACCTGGGACAACCTCGGCAAAGAGGTCCAGCTCTATTTGTTCGAGAGGAGGGACGGGTCTTGAGCTTTTGGATGAGGTCCGCAACCCTCCAGATCGGCAGCAAGCGCTACGGCATGGACGACCTGTACTTCGAGTTCGAGGTCCCCTTCGAGGACAGCGACACACTCCAGACAGCGAAGTTCAAGGCCTACAACCTGTCCGAGGCAACCCGGAAGGGAATCAAGAGAGGCGACGCCCTCATACTCAACGCAGGGTATGAGGGCGACGTCGGCTCCATCTTCGTCGGCCAGGTAAGCGCGTGCAGCCACAAGCACCAAAACGCAGACTGGATCACCGAAATATCCGCCACCGCTGCTATGGACCAATGGCTCTCCGCAAAGGTCTCGAAGACCTACGCCAAGGGCTCCACAGCCAAGGACATCGTCTCCGACCTGCTGAACCTGTTCGGCGTGGAGATCGGTGACTTCTCCCTTGCTGTGAACAAGGTCTATGACCGGGGCCTTATTTGCAACGGGAAGGTGAAGGACCAGCTCATCAAGATTGTTGTCAATGACTGCAAGAGCCGGTTCCTTATCCGCAGCGGTGCGGTCTACATCAACGACCCGACCAAAGGCGTCCAAAACGGCCTTACACTGACACCGCAAAGCGGCCTTCTCATCTCCGGCAAGGAGACCGAGGAGACCGTCGTGGCCGTCGGAAATGACAGCCAGAAAAGCGCCAGCGCCAAGAGCGAGGAGGGCAACTACATCAGCCGGGAGTGCCTGCTCAACTACCACATCGGCCCTGCGGAGCAGGTGCGCGTCCAGTCCAAGTCCTTGTCCGGTACCTTCATCGTTGCTTCCGGTAAGCACACCGGATCTCCGAAGGGTAACTGGAAAACCACCATCGAGCTAAAGCCTTTGTAAGGGAGGGAGACCATGGCAAGCCAGAATAAAAAGCGCTCCTATGAGGACGCCAAGAAGCAAGCCGAGGCCGCTGGCCTCTGCGTTGCGGACATCGTCAAGGTCGTCTCCTTCGATGAGGCGGCCATGACGGTGGATGTCCAGCCGCTCACCAGATACCCGGATGAGGACACCTTCCAAACGAAGCCCCAGATTCTTTCTGTACCCGTTGGAATCATCTACGGCGGCGGCTTCGTCGTCCGCCCCGTCTACTCTGCCGGAGACATCGGCTTCGTGGTCTATCTGGACCGTGACAGCGATGCCACCATCGCGGGAGGCGCGGAGGCGGACCCCAACACCGAACGCCTGCACAGCGGAGACGACGCCGTCTTTGTCGGCGGCGTCCGCACAGGCGGAAATACCATCAGCGGTCTTCCGGCCGGTACCTTGTGCCTCGGCAGAGCCGACGGGTCCGTGTATATCTCCATCACCAACAGCGGTGTGGACATCAAGGGAAACGTCACCATCACCGGGGACCTCACTACCACCGGCGGCACCGTCAACCTGAATTGAGGAGGGATGTCAATGCCAAGCGCCGCACGCCTGGGAGACAGTATAGCGGGCACCACCGCAGGCGAGCACTCCGGGCACGCTACCCCTCATTCTCCGCTGCCGATCACCGGCAGCATCTCCGGGAACTGCTCCGGCGACGTCTTCATCAACGGGCAACCTGCCGCATACGTCGGCAGCGTGACCACCGAGAACGACGCCTGCTGCGGAAGCTCCCAGGGGTCCGTGGGTGCCGGGAGTGGCACCGTGTTCATCAACGGCCACCAGGCGGCCCGCGTCGGGGACGCCCTGAACGCTCATAACGGAACGGGGCAGATCACCGGCGGCAGCGGGGATGTCTCTTTTGGAGGATAGCCCATGGAAAATTATACACTGAAAATTGACCCCGAAACCCGGGACCTTTGCCTGGATGACGCCGGTATGCTGGAGCTGGTAGACGGCGACGCCACCAGCGCCCAGGCTGTCCGGCTCACCCTGGAGGCATGGAAGGGGGAGTTCCCCTTCGACCCTACTCACGGAACCGACTACACCCGCATCGCCGGTAAGAAGGCCCGCGAGCTCGCAGAGGATGAAGTCCCGGAAGTCATCCGGGACGCAGTCCTCCAGGAGACCACCGTGAGCGAGGTTGACAGCGTGGAGTACAACCTCTCCGGCAGAAGCCTTGAGGTCTCTGTGACCGGCACCCTCACCACCGGCGGGGTCATCACTACGGAGGTGAGCACTCTATGAACACTGAGGAATGGGGCGTAACCGAACGAGGATTCCATCGCCCCACATACGTCGAGCTCCTGGACGCCGTTGAGTACAAGGCCCGGGAGCTCTTTGGAAACAAGGCAAACCTGACCGTCCGGTCTCCCCTCGGAGTATTCCTTCGCATTTTCGCCTGGATGCTCAACCTGCTTTTCTGCCTGATGGAGGAGACCTACAATTCCAGGTTCGTGGACACCGCCGTCGGAACCAGCCTCTACAACCTCGGCAAAGCGATCGGCCTGTCCCTGCTACCGGCGCAGAAGGCGTCCGGCTACGTTACCTTCACCGGAGCGGCCGGCACACCAATTCCGACCGGCTTCCTGGTTCGGACCGTGGCCGGTCTCCAGTATGCCGTCCTCACCGACGGCCGCATCGGGTCCGCTGGCACCGTCACCCTTCCTGTTCAGGCCGTAGAAACCGGTGTGGACTACAACGTGGAAGCGGGCCGGATCTCGGAGATCACAAACCCTCTGGACGGCGTTGAGAGCTGCACCAATGAGGCACCCATCACCGGCGGCCAGGACCGCGAGACCGACGAGGAGTTCCGGGACCGCTACGCACAGTCCGTTGACTATGCGGGCGGCGTCAATGCCGACGCCATCGCCGGTGAAATCCTCCAGAACGTCGAATCGGTCTACTCCGCCGTGTGCTATGAAAACGACACGGATGAGGAAGACGCCCTCGGCCTTCCGCCTCACAGCATCGAGGCTGTTGTCTACGGAGGCCTGGACCAAGATGTAGCAGCCGCCATCTACCGGCGCAAGGCCGGAGGAATCCAGACCTACGGCACAACCACCATCGCGGTCATAGCTGCCAGCGGCCAGAGCATCAACATCAACTTTTCCAGGCCGACGGCCGTTCCGGTCTACGTAAAGGTCACAAACCTGGAGACGGGAAGCGACTTCCCGCTGAATGGCGCGGACCTTGTGAAGGCGGCGATCATCGACTACATCGGTGGCGCGGCCTATGGCGGCCTCCCGATCGGCCGGGACGTTGTCTACATGGATTTGCCCGGGGTGATTAAGACCGTGACCGGCGTCATTGACTTCGATCTGGAGATCGGAGAGAGCGCCAGCAGCTACGGAACCGACAACATCACGATTGACACCCGGGAGAAGGCAGTCACGGACGAAGGGAAGGTGACCGTGGAATGAGCTACGGCTATTTATCCCAGATGCTCGAATACCTGACCGGTGCCTACAACCGCAGCGACATCCGCAACGACAAGCACAGCCTCCCTATGGAGACCAACATCGGAAAGCTGTTCGGGACCTTCGCCTGGGGGCTGGAGCTTATCCATGAACACTCCGACCGGATGCTGCTCTGGGATGATATTGACAACGCCCAGGGGGCCGTCCTGGACCGATACGGGGCAAACTTCGGAGTTTCCAGAGGCGGGGCAAACGACGCCTTCTACCGCCTTCTCATCAAGGTAAAAATGATCTCCATGCTCTCCGGCGGAGACATCGACACGATCATCAAGGCGGCCGCCAACCTGTTCAATGTTCAGGCTTCGGACATCGAGGTGCGGGAACTGTTCCCGGCGAAAATATGGCTCTATGTTGACGAAGACATCCTGGACGCCGAACGCCTTGAAGCGTCCGACCTTATCGCGGAGCTGATGAAGCGCATTGTCTCCGCTGGTGTCGGTACACGCATTTTTCTTCGTACCTACCATAACGCCAGGACGGCCAGCTTCCTTGCGGTTGCAGCCCTTGAGAGCGCCACGGTTACGGCCCGCGTCCGGGTCTCCAGAAACTTCAAGGGGACCGTAAGGAGCAAGCTGTCTATGCCCGTATGGGAAGATACGATCATCACAGCAAAGACAAGGAGGTAAGCACAATGCCCAATGATTTTGAGCTCGACCCTATCCTGGAGACGGAGCCCGACAATGACGGCGCTGTCCCCCTTACCAGCGGGTATGAAGTGCTGGGCCGCATTTTGGCACAGCATGGCCCCGTGAAGTACACGAAGGCCCTTCTTGATAGCGGAGACATCCCGGAGGGCACCGTCATCGACAACCTCACCGGCCCCATCCAGGAGGCCGGTGAGGGCATGATCGCCAAGGTGGAAAACACCGGAACCGGAGAGGCGACCGTAACCATTCAGGCCAGCAGCATCGGCGTTTCCGTCGGCTTCCCCCTCAAGGGCGTTGTCCTGTATGTGGAAGACCCTGACACCGGCGCGGACGTCGCCTACACCTATCTCGACCTGCACGAGCATCCCGCCTGGATTCGTGCGGAGGGTGGCGCTACCAACTCCCTGCTGACCTTTGAAATCCAGAGCATCATCTCCAGCGCCAGCAGCGTTCAGGCGGTCATCAACCCCAACGCCCTGGCCCGCATCGTCGATCTGGAGAACTATGCCCTGATCGGACATAGCCACCAGATCAGCGACATCATCGGTCTCCGCACGGAGCTGGACGATCACCAGGCCAGCCTTGACCTTCTGAACGACCTGGTTTCCGGCGATATGCCCGGCGGCATCAATAAGACCGCCGACTTCTATACCCTGGCCGGAATCACCATCCGGGACGGCATCTGGAACCAGACCGCCCGGACGATCTCCGCATGAGCTACGGGGTCCTGTGCAGCCAGGAGGAAGCAAGCTGCTTGATACCGAACCTAATCACGGAGTTAAAGCTCCCGTGCCCCTGCGAGGGGCGCGAGGGGCTTTTTCTCTGCGGTTTGGGATATAACGGCCAGACTGTCACCGTCAGGGTGCTTCCGGGCCTCATAGAGGTCGAGGGCGTCCCGCCGGAGGAGGTCGAGGCGATCAGAGAAAGGAGGTGCCTATGGCAAATAGGCAGGGCGAGCTCACCATCATCACCAAAGCGAAAGACCTGGTAAATCATACCCTCAAGCTGACAAACAATGCGAACCTGTTTCCGAAAAAGGTGCGCTTCACGCTCTGCCAGCGTATGCAGAACATCACCCTTCAAATTCTCCATGACATCATAGCCGCGAACGAAATCTACCCACAGACCGCGGCTGAATGGAAGCGGCGGCTCGACCTTCAAAGGGAGGTATTGACCGGCTGCAAGATGTTCCTGACGTTTCTGGACATAGCCCTTGAGCAGGGATATGTGGACATCCGGCGGTGTGAGTATTGGACGGGGCTCACCACCGACGTTAAGAACCTGGCAGCGTCGTGGAGAAAGAAGGACGTCGAGAGGTGCAAGCAGCAGACCCAGGGCGTCCAGAATGGACAGCCCAGGGGGCAGCAGCCCTACCGGCGATGATTCGAGCCCAGGGGTGCGCTTTGTACGTGCATCCGCCCCGGTGTGCCTTGGTCGGTCCCCGAACTCGTCGAACGCGAACAACGTGCGCTACGTGAACTCGGACGGGAGCCTCAACAACAACAACGCGTACAACGGCAACAGGGGCGTGCGCCCGGCTTCGGTGGAAACTGCGATTGAGTAGCCTGTATGGGCGAAAACAGAAGCCTACCATCAAAGGAAGGTGCATCCCGCCCCAGCCTGACAGGGCGGGGGCAAACACATAGCGTTGACGCCCGGCGGCTCGCACAGTGGAGCCACTTGGCTATCAGCAACGGAGGTCCCCTTTTGAAACCAAATCAATCTTTTGAAGCCGTTTATGACTTCTCGAATCTGTATGCAGCGTATCGGGCCGCCCGAAAGGGAAAGCGATGGAAAAGCACCGTCGCAAAGGTGGAGGCCAATGCGCTGGAGGCTGTTGCATACCTCCAAAAAGAGCTCCGGGACGGAACCTACCGCCCCGGAGCCTACTATGAGTTTTTCGTCTATGAGCCGAAGAAAAGGCTCATCCAAACGAATAGCATCAAGGACAAGATCGTGCAGCACGCCTTCTGTGACCAGGTCCTTTACCCGGTCCTATCCAGGCCCTTTATCCTGGACAACTACGGTTCCCAGGTGGGGAAGGGCACTCATTTCGGCCTTGATCGTCTCCGTGACTTCATGCGGGAGTATTACCGCCGCCACGGGAGCGCGGACGGATGGGTGCTAAAAGCCGACGTCCATCATTATTTCGCCAGCATCCGCCACGACATCCTCAAGCAGGACGTTGCCGAGCTGCTGACGGACCCGCGCTGTCTTGCGCTGTCCACCGCAATCATAGACAGCACGCCGGGTGGCGTCGGAATACCCATAGGAAACCAAAGCTCGCAAATCTATGCGCTGCTGTATCTCAACAAATTAGACCATTTCGTCAAAGAGGTCCTGCGGATAAGGTATTACGGCCGGTACATGGACGATTTCTACCTCATCCACGAGGACAAGGCCGTTCTCAAGGAGGCCTGGGCCCGCATCGAGGAACACCTCGCGGCCAGGGGCCTCCAGCTCAACGGCAAGACCAACATCTTCCCGCTGCGGAACGGTCTGGACTTCCTGGGGTTCCATAGCTATCTTACCGACACAGGAAAGGTCATCAGGAAGGTCCGCCGTTCCAGCAGGGAGAGGATGAAGCGAAAGCTCCGCAAGTTCTCTGTCATGTATGCGGCCGGGGCTATCACCAAGGAGGAGATCACAGCCAGCTACCAGAGCTGGAGGTCTCACGCTATGCACGGCCAGTGCCGGTCCTTGGTCGAAAAGTATGACAGGATCTTTGAGCAAATATTTACCCAAAGGAGTGATAAGCAAAATGTCGCAGAAAATCAGCGCTCTGCCGGTGGGGGCCAAGGTCAGAGACACGAAGACCAAATACTACGGCGTCCCCATCCCGTTCCAGATCGGCGATAAGAACCACGCCGGGTACCCGAGCAACAGTACCACCCTTGTGGTCGAGAAGATCATCAAGCTGTGCTGCTTCGATGCTACGGAGAGCGGCGGCAACAATGACCGACGGAACTACGGAAACAACCGCATGGTCCTGGCAAATATCCGCCAGTGGCTCAATAAGAGCGGAACCGGCTGGTATCAGGCGCAGCACAGCTACGACCGCCCGCCCTCCAACGCTTATGTCTGGAGTAACTACAATGAGTACGACGGCGAGGCGGGCTTCCTCACCGGCTTCGGCCCGGAGATGCTGGCATCCCTGCTCACCACCACCCTGACCGTCGCAAAGCCTACCGTGGACGGCGGAGGCTCCGAGACCTTCCAGGACAAGGTATTCCTTCTGTCCATGGCGGAGGTCGGCCTCGGCTCCGAGAACGGCATCAGTGAGGGGTCCAAGCTGGCCCTGTTCAGCGACAACAACAGCCGGAAGGCATACCCTACGGCCCAGGCCGTCAGCAACAGCGAGTACACCAACAGCTCGTTGAGTGCTTCGCAGCCGTGGTACTGGTGGCTTCGGTCCCCGATCTCGTCGTACGCGTACATCGTGCGCTTCGTGGGCTCGGCGACTACAGCGCGTACAACGGCTACTGGGGCGTGCGCCCGGCTTTGAATCTGTCCTCTGACATCTTGGTATCTGATTCTCCGGACAGCGAAGGTTACTACACGATCATCTGGAATAACAACCCCAACACCCCTCCGTCCATCACCGTTCCCGAGACGGTGCGGAGCGGGAAAAGTCTGACCGTGACCTGGGCGGCGTCCGTTGACCCGGATGGCGACGCCGTGAGCTACGAGCTGGAGCGCCAGTACAACGGCGGCGGCTGGAGCAACGTGTATAGCGGGAGCGCTACCACCTTCACCGATACCGGAATCACCGGCAGCATGAACACTGTGGCCTACCGTGTGCGGGCCAAGGATAGCAAGGCAGCATACAGCGCCTACACCACGAGCCCGACCAGAACGGTTACGCACAATGTAGACCCGACGATCAGCGGCACCAACCAGAACCTCGGCACGGTCACGAGCCCCCCGAGTTACCAGTATAGCGTCGGAGACAGTGACACCGGTGACACGCTGGAGATCGTGGAGAGCCTGGACGGCGTCGAAGTTCGCACCATCCAGAACGCGGTGCGCGGGCAGTCCTACACCTTCGCCCTCACGGCAGCACAGTTTTCCGCTCTCACCGGACAGCACACCATGTCCATCAAGGTCACGGACAGCGTTGGTAACAGTGCGACGCGGACGATCACGTTCACCCGCACTATCTCGCGGATTGACTTCGACTGGAAGGTTGACGACACCTCTGCGGCGGCTGAAAAAATCCTGGTCTCCATGCGGTACAACGCCCACGAGGACGGCGTGTTGCTCCAGGTATGCAACAACTACAACGACGCCTCCCCCACCTGGGAGACGGCGACGGTAGGGCTCAAGCATATGTTCTCCAACCAGAGCAAGACTGCGGATAGCTGGGCCGTCGGCGTTCGCGTCACCATCGAGAAGACCAGCGGATGGGACGCCATTTCGTGCTACTCCCTGTCCGCCAGCTACATCTAATCGGGGAGGGATGAACCATGAAAACGCTTGATGAAGCGAGGGCATACGCAAAGCAGGAAAAGAGCCGCGATACCTGCGAAATCTGGGAGGCTATCCTTGCTACTCACGACGCCCTTGTCGCCATCGGAAGCCCCGGGCTCCCGGAGCGCTATGTTTCCATCGCCAGGTCCAACCTGGTCAGAGCCGGTTCGGTTGAATCCGGCAGCTTCACCGATGACGATCTGACCGCCATGGCGACCGCAGACGGCGTCCGTGTCTGGGAGGCGGGCATGGGCATGATCTTCAAAGACGAGCCCGTCATCGGTCCCGATCAGGAGCTCTACATCTGCCAGCAGCAGCACCAGGCGCAGGCCGGGTGGGCCCCTGGCAGCGAAGGAGGCCGAACCCTGTTCCGCCTGCTCCGCAAAGAGCCGGAGGAGCCAGGCACGTACCTTGAATTTGCTTGGGGAGAGCACGTCCCCTATGGCGCCGTTCGTCGTGACCCCATCGACGGGAAACTCTATACCCCCATCAAGGAGGCGGGCGTCACTCTCTACGAGCCCCATTATCCGCATCTTGTTCCCTCGGAGTACAAGCTCTATGAGGACGGCGAAGAAATTCCCGAGCCGGAGCCGGAGCCTGAACCTGAGCCGAGCAGCGCTCCTGACTGGAACGATCTTGAAGCAAATCATCCGTTTGCTGTTGGAGATCACTTCACCTACAACGGCACGGAGTACGAAGTCCTCCGCGCCTTCTCCAAGCTGGATCACTGGGCCCCGCCCGCCCTTCTCAACGACTACTACAAGGCGGTGTAAGGAGGGAAGCCAATGACTATTAGTATCTGGGGTGCCGTGGCTGCGTTCGTCGCCGCCATGGGCATCCCTTCTGCTGTCATGGGCCTTGTTGTCTGGCGCATGGAGCGCCGCATCGACCGGCACGACAAAGCCCTTGAGGAGAAGAACGAAGCCCAGAAGGAGCTTGTCCTCATCCTTATCAAGGGAACCCGGGCGAGCATCGCCCTCGGAGAGGCCACAGCAAAAGCCGTTCAGAGAATCCCGGACGCTCATTGCAATGGCGATATGCACGCTGCCCTTGAGTATGCAACCGGTGTAAAGCACGAGCAGAAAGACTTCCTGGCCCGCCAGGGCGTCAATGCCTTGCTTGATGATTGAGGTGATGGTATGGAAAACTACCAACCCAAACGCCTCTCACAGAACCGGCGCCCCTGGGAGTTCAAGAAGAAGCTGGCTGCATGGGCGGCGGTGGCG